GGGCCAGGGGATCGAGGGCCAGGGGATCGAGGGGATCGAGGGTCAGGGGATCGAGGGCCAGGGGATCGAGGGGATCGAGGGCCAGGGGATCGAGTTAACTAGGCCACGGCCCGTGACGCGTGGGCCGTCCGATTCGTACCGCGCGCAGGATCTGTACGTCATGTTGGTTTAACGTACACCGCCTGGGATCCGCGCCGATCCGCGCCCGGGCCGCCGGGCCGGTCCTGGGATCCGCGCCAGATCCGCGCCCGGCTGCGCGCAGTTATTCCGCGCAGCCGGGCCCGCGCCGCGCGCAGTTATTGCGCCAGATCCGCGCCCGCTGCGCGCAGTTATTGCGCCCAGGCCGCTCCGGCTGCGCGCAGTTATTGCGCCGATCCGGTCCGGATCCGCCGGTCTGGCACGATACTTGAACCGTGGCCCGTGGACCAAGTATCGCCGCAAGTATTCACGCCGAATAGATTCGGCCTGGCGCCGCCCGAATACTGTGGCCGGCGACCCGTGAATACTTGGCCGATACTTGGCGAATACGGGCGCGCTTCCAGCGAATAAAGTAATCAGGGGCCCGTGGATATCGGGTCGGATCCCGAGTGCGAAAAACGGCGGAAAACTGCCAAAAATCCACGCCGCGGTGCCCCCGTAGCCGCCGAGCACAAGGTGCATGTTTCGCGCAAACAATATAGGGTAAAAACGAACTGGACCTTTTATGCTATAACTCGTATATAAAGAAGCTTCAGGGGCCCCCTTTGGGGGGTAAAAAATTTTTCATTTTCAGGAGGTATGAGATGTCTGAAACCAATAACCCTGTCAGTCGAGTGACCCAAACGGACTTCGAAAAAATTGTACAAAAACGAAACGTACCGAAAGGCGTGGACCGAAAACTCACAGCCATGCAACGCCGGTTCGTGGGCGAACTGGTCGCTAATGATGGTATGATAACCATGAGGGAGGCGGCGATACGCGCTGGCTACGCCCCGCGATCCGCGCATTCTCGTGCGTGGGAGCTTACGAATGTTGAGATATCCCCGCACGTTGTTGCCGAGATCCGGAGGCAGCAGGCGGAATTGGATGCAAAGTATGGCGTCACGTATGAGCGCCATGTCCGGGATTTAAAGGACATTCGTGATGACGCTATACAGAACGGGGCGTACTCTGCGGCGGTACAGGCAGAGAAAGCTCGCGGCTTGGCCCAGGGGGACATTTACGTTTCCCGTTCGGAGGTTCGGTACGGCAGCATAGACTCCATGAGCAAAGAAGAAGTTTTGGCGGAACTGAAGAAGATAGAAGAGGGTTTTAACGATGGCATTATTGACGTCACGCCCGAAGAGGCCGAAGAACAGCCCGAGAACGATGCCAGCGGAGGCGTACACGAAGAGCGAGGGGGGGTTCTGGAGGAAGATGAAGACGGGGATTGCGAAGAGCGAAGCGAACTGGACGATGACGAGGCTGGAGAGTTGGGCACTTCCGGGGGTTCCGGACATTCTAGTTTGTGATGCCAAGGGACGTTTTCATCTGATAGAACTAAAGTACACAAAAGACAATTCGGTACGACTTTCCCCACATCAGGTTGGCTTCTTTCGCAGACACGAACATGCCAGCGTGTGGCTTTTTGTTCGGCAGGAACTAAAAGAGGGCACACCGCGACTTTTTTTATATCCCCCCGAAGCTGTGATACCGTTGTCCATGGACGGCGTAAAGGGAGCAAAGCCTGTGGCCGAATTTGAGGATCCGTTGGATTGGACCCGTATAACCGAGGTCGTTGAGAATGAGTACTAGCTTCCAGGGGCCCCCAGAGCTTTTTGATAAGAAGCTGAAGCTTCAACTGCGCTTGGCGCAATTGGAGAAGGTGGACAAGTGCCGGGACAACTTTTTGGCTTTCGTTAGAGCAATGTGGCCGGATTTCATCTTTGGCAACCATCATGGGATCATTGCGGAGAAGTTCGAGCGCGTAGCCAAGGGCGAGTTGAAGCGTTTGATCATCAACATGGCCCCACGGCACACGAAGTCTGAGTTCGCCAGCTTTTTGTTTCCCGCATGGATGATAGGGCTTAACCCAAAACTGAAGATCATCCAGGCGACGCACACCACGGAGCTTGCGGTAAACTTTGGCCGGAAGGTGAAGAACCTTCTGGAGGAGGAGGACTACAGGGAGATATTCTCAGACACGCAATTGTCGGTAGACAGTAAAGCCGCTGGGCGGTGGGACACGCGGCAAGGCGGCATGTACTACGCCGTGGGCGTTGGTTCGAACTTAGCTGGCCGTGGCGCGGACTTACTGGTCATAGACGATCCGCATTCGGAGCAGACGGCCATGTCCAATACGGGCTTTGACGACGCCTGGGACTGGTACACTGGCGGTCCTCGTCAGCGGCTTCAGCCTGGAGCGGCAATTGTTTTGGTCCAGACCCGTTGGTCGGAGAAGGACATGACGGGACAACTGGTACGCGCTCAGATGAAGGACCCGAAAGCGGACCAATGGGAGGTAGTAGAGCTTCCTGCGGTTTTGCCGTCCGGGCAAGCTTGTTGGCCTGAGTTTTGGTCGATAGAGGAACTTAATAGCGTCAAGTACTCTGTACCGCCATATAAGTGGAATGCCCAGTACCAGCAGAACCCTGTTGGCGACGAGATATCGATCCTCAAGCGGGAGTGGTGGCGGCTTTGGGACAAGGATAGTGTTCCTGACCTTCAATACGTCATTCAGAGCTACGACACGGCGTATAGTAAGCGGGAGACGGCGGACTTCAGTGCGATAACGACGTGGGGGGTGTTTTATCCTGACGAGGTGGGGGGTCCGCCTAATTTGATATTGCTGGACGCCAAAAAGGGCCGCTGGGAGTTTCCTGAATTGAAGGCAATCGCGTTGGAGCAATATAAGTTTTGGGACCCTGAGACGGTCATCATCGAAGCGAAAGCGTCGGGGCTTCCTTTGACCCACGAGTTACGAAATGTCGGCATTCCTGTGGTGAACTTTACGCCTAGTCGCGGTAATGATAAGTTATCGCGGGTCCACTCTATTTCGCCATTATTTGAATCTGGTGCAATCTGGGCTCCTGATGAACGGTGGGCAGAAGAGGTCATCGAAGAATGTGCAGCTTTTCCCAACGGGGAGTATGACGATTTGGTGGACAGCACTACACAAGCTTTAATGCGCTACCGGCAGGGCAATTTTGTCCAGCTTCCGACGGATTACCAGGACGACGAGCCACGGCCCGTGAAGTTTGAGGCGTATTATGGTTGACGACACAGATCCTGCTGGCGGCATGACTGCCGATCAGAGACGGCAGGTCGCCGCGTATGGCCCCTCCGGCTTGGGCACGTTTTGGAAAGACCTGCAAACAAACAGAGCGCCTCTTATTGCTGCCGTCCAGGACCAGCGCCTCGGTTCATATCTTGTGGACGAAGGCGGAAAGCTGTGGGACGCTATTCCCAAGCCCTGGGAAAATCCCGACACGACGCAGGCCGTTTTGGACACCACGGCACTTCCTGCTAAGGCTGTGGTGGGAATGGGCAAGGGCCTTGGTAGCATCATCAAGGAAGCGGTAACCAACCCCACGCCGAAAACCTCAGCGGAAGCCGCCCTTTCGGTCGCGGGCCTCGGTGGCGGGCTAGCTGCCCTCGGCGTCGGTGCCAAGCAAGTCCGGTCCCTGGGCATGTTTATTGGCCCACATGGGGCGAAAAATCTTGGTAAGGACGTGTCTGAGAACCTCGAAAAAGCCAAGATAATGGAGAAGAAGGCTGATTCAAATGCAGACCCCTTCTGGCCTACTGTTGCTGCTAGTAAGAATAAGTATTTAAATGAGAACCTGAGAACCAACTATGGCTGGCACAAAAACCCTGGGGATAATCTTTGGCGGTTGGAGATCCCTACTGCTGAGAACTTGAAGTTTAAGAGTGAAAAGTATGGTGTTGGACTTGAGGATAATTCGGATGGACGTTATCGATATAGCAACCCTACGACAAAGTCCCCTTTACGTTGGGACGATATCCTCAGCTTTCCTGATCTAGAGAAAGCGTATCCTGCACTTAAAGGCATTCACCTGGATGTCACTATTGAAAGAGGCAGAAAGGTTCCCACGGGAAGTCATAGACCTGCTTTTCAAAAGGCTCCAGCAAGGATAAAGGTAACCGCAGCCCCCGAAGACATTAAAAGTGTAATTCTGCATGAATTGCAGCATTTTATTCAATATCAAGAGGGCTTTGCGAAAGGGTCCGGTCCAAGAAAAATGCGAGAGCTTTTTAAGGACGGCAATAAAAAGAAAGCGTCGGGAACTCCTTTGCCCTACGAGTTACAAGAGGTACAAAAATGGTTTAAGGATGCCAAGGTAGAACTAAGGCAACTTGCTAAAGAGCATTTGGCAACCGCTCAACATATGGAAGAACGTCTTCCGATTGTGAAGGATCCCAAGAGGACCCTGGAGGACAGGGAAAAAATACAGACACTACGAGAAGATGCGGAAAAAATCGAAAATATTTTAACGAGGTCGGGGGCAACCTCTAGCAGTTTCAAGGACGCCTATAAGCAAGAGATGGATACTCTTGCCACATGGATCTATGCAAAACATGCCGGAGAGGTGGAGGCTGGAATTGTGCAGGCGCGTATGGATCTTACGCCGCAGCAAAGGTTGGAAACCCCTCCTACAGAAAGCCGCCATCTTGGTCAGAAGACCATTCCATATACGGCGGAAGCGAAAAGATTTCTTGAGCGTTTGGAAATTCCTGAACAGATAGTGGTAGGTGTAGGGAAAACCAGCAGAGCCCACGGCGGTCCTATATATGCCAGCGAGGCTTTGCACATGGCAAAGGGTGGTCCCCCCGATCTATATGAGCAGGAACTCTATATGGGTATTCCTACCGACGAGCAAATAGCCCAGGGACAACGCAACAAGGAGATGATTGAGGAGTTTCGGGCACAAAGGAACCTTGCTCAAAGAGACGCGGCAATACAGGAGGCTGATCTACAATCTAGAATAGAGGGCCGTCCTAAAGGAGGCTCCGGCCTTACTGGTTTTGATCAAAAAGAGGCAGAGTACATACAACAGTCCTTAAATCTGATTGGCGGCGGCTCAGGTAAGGTAGTAAAAAAGGCCGTGGAGGAGGTAGCGCCTCTAGTAAGACGCGGTGTTGGCACGTTGACACGGTATGTTACGGGAGAGAACGTACAAGAAAACTTGCCTATAGAGCAGCAGAGTAGAAACCAAGGTCTCGCCACACAGGCAGGCAAAGCCAAAGATATGTTCGGTCCTTCTGGAAAGGGCCCCGGCAAGAAAAAACTTTTGGTAGTATCGTGTAGCGGGGCTAAAAATCCGGTAACCTGTGCCGTTGAAGCTTCCAAGTTGTACAAGGGCCAATTATGGCAGGCTTTAAACAAGCATTTTGGCGGTGCGGAGAACGTCCCCAAGGGCATGGAAGATGCGGGCGTTGATCTTCATATATTGTCCGCAGAGCATGGTCTGATCCCAGCAAACAAGCTTATTGAGAATTATGACCAGGAAATGACGAGCCAACGCAAACAAGACTTGCTTGGCAAAAAGGAGATAACGCAAAACATTGCGGACGTGTTTAGCCGCTACGATCCGGAGGATGTTTTTGTTGCGGCGCATAAGAATTACCGGCAATTGATTGAGGAGGCCACGGGCCGTGAGTTCCCGACGTTCAAGCCTGGGAGTGGAATTGGGAGCCAGAAGGGGGAGCTTGGGGAGTGGCTGCGCCAGAACATTGGATCACGGTCCACGGGCCAGGGCGTTGCCTCGTTAGCCAAAGACGCCACGGACAAGGCCCACGGCGGACCCGTCTACGCCAGCGAACTTTTGCACATGGCGAAAGGGGGCCCTCCCGAACCTCCTGATCTAACCTCCGTGCCTGGGGGCAAGCGGGAGGGCGTACCGGATTCCGAGGCATCACAGAGTACGATTAAGCGCAGGCTTGCTCTGGAAAAGCAGCAGTTGTCGGAGCTTCTTGGAAAGCCAGTAAAGAGGGACGTTACCCGCGCTCTGGAAAAGGGCATACAAAGTCTTTCGGATAAAGATCCGCTTTCAGGAAAAAGAGCCCAACGGATGTCCGATAGGATCAAGGATTTAAAAGGGCGGCTAGATCCGCATCCATTTTTGTCCTCATCTAATTATTCTTACCCGCCGCCAAAAGATCCTTTTGATCAACCGTATACTACACCCACTCTTCTCACGCAGGAAGCTGTTGGCCCTATGGGGCTCCCTATTAAGAGTTCTAGCTTGGAAGAGCAAATTCGGATAATATTAGAGAGAGAAACACTGACCCCTAAAGATACTCGTGATCTGGATCAGTGGTTGAAAGACAACTATGGCAAAGGGCTTCTAGATTTTAAGCCGTTGGCCGAGGCCCCTGGATCGCGGCCCAAGGACCCTTCTAATTTACCCGCGCTTATTGCCAAGGCGGCGGCTTTGTCCCTGCCTGACGAACCACGGCCCAAGGGCAAGGGTCAGAGGTTTCGTGGCATTGGAAGTCTTATGCGGCGGCGTCTTTTCCCTCTTATTCAGGCTGCACAGCTTGGTTATGGGCATCTTTTGTCTCCTGAGCAGAAGGCTGAGATCAAGGATTTTCTGGAGAGCCCAGCGCATGAGATGGTGGGCATGGACAAACCTGGGATTGAATATTTCAAGGATCTTTTTGGGATGTCTGGGTCGGAGCCGCAAGGCGAGGGCCTTCCTGCGTTAGCCAAACAAGCCAAGGACATGACCTCTGGACCACGGTCCTTGGCTCTTCGCCAAAGGGAGGAGTTGCTCAACGAAGTGAGTAAACCGTTGTGGCCCTCTTCAGTGCAAGCGGATTTGTTACGGTCCACGGATCAAGCTCCCGAATTGCCTATGGACGAAGCGTCTCGCATGGCGCGGGCAAAAGAGTTGGGGTTTGACGACCAGGAGTTTTATCACCTGACCGACAAAGACTTCGATAGATTCATTCCTGGCGGTCCAAGCGGCGTCGATGACCAGGGCGCGGTATTCGTGCGGCCAGATCCATCGCGTCAGCAGTCGTCGCATAACGTCGTGTTTACAAGTGAAGGTGCGCGGGAGATACCTGTGCGGATCAGGCGACAAGAGACGTTATATATTGACCAATATAACCGCAAAGAAATGATCGACCGTTTCAAGCTGAACAGTGAATTTCCTTGGATAGTAAAAACGGAGGAAGCGCGTCGCTTGCGCGACATTGGTTTTGACAACGTTGAACTGGAATTGGATGGCAAGGTTGAGGAAATCGCAATTCTGGACCCCAAGAACATCCGCTCCCGGTTTGCTGGGTTTGATCCCGCTAAAAGAGGTAGCGCCAAATTAGACAAGGCCCACGGCGGACCCGTCTACGCCAGCGAGGCTTTGCACATGCAGGGCGGCGGGGAAGGCGACGTACAAGAGTATCTTCGAAGGGAGATGTTAAAAGTTAACGAAGACTCGGGGCCGAGAATCGATCCCACAGTTATCACTCTTCCAGAACCCCTAGAAAGCCTTGGGAAACTTCGGATCGGTTCCAGAAAATCACCTCTTGATCCCCGTCTTCCTGAACGGGGTCCTTCTATTGAAGAAACCAACATCAGCTATCCAATCGACAACGGGGCTTTGATCACTGGTTCGCGGACCGTGGTTCCCAGGCATTCTGTCGGGAGCACTCCCTCTGGGGGGGTCAACCTTAAAGCGGAAGAGCGCGGCATCCGGGTGGACAATTTTCCTGTTGCAAACTTTGGGCCCTTTTGGGTTTCACTGAATGCGGGCATTTCTGAGAGGGACGAAAAAATATCCGGACCGGAAATCGCGGAAAAAATTCCTACTGAGCTTGTGGATCTTGGTGTTGTTGCTAGCACTGAAGATGTTCGGGTTCATGCCGGTCAGACTACGCAAAGAGGAGAGGGACGTCCGTCACAAAAAACGTATAGGGGCGGCGTGATTTTTAGGGCTTATAAAGGGGAAGACGGAACTGTTGACGTATTCTTAGAAGGTTACAAGCCTGCGAGTGGTCCCGTTGGTGGCAGTCTCGGGATCCGTGGCGGGTTTAAATTCGCGGGCGGTGGTCTCGCGTCCATGGCCCCTGAAGCGCGGGCTATGTTTGGTAAGCCGCGTTCCATGGGCAAGGAACCACGGCCCACGGCCCTTAGCCCAGGCACCAATCCGGGTGTAGCTGGTTTATGCGGCGTGGCTAGGAACATGAACCGAAGTGTGGTAGCGTAGTTTTTTGACGAAGGGTAGTGAACATGCCAAAGCTTGATGGCAAGAAATATTCTTATACTAAGCCGGGAAAAGCGAAGTATCGTAAAGACCTGGAAAAGAAGAAGAAGAAAAAGCCCAAGAAATCTAAGCGGAAGTAGGTTCCACAATGGCCTGTAAGAAGTGCCTGTGCCAGATGTGCGGCGACGAATGCGAGTGTAAGGACTGCACCCCGGAACAATGCGAGTGTAAGCATGAGAAGTCGGGGAAGCTGGAGATAACGGAGATAACGGAGAGGCCGGAGAAGAAGGGGAATGGTCTTTTGCCGACTTATCGTGTAGAAGAAGAAGACGGTTGGAGGTTTTATTGGTAAAAAAACTGCTGAAACAATTGGTTCGACAGAACCCTAAAGCTCTTTTGTTGGAGCCCAGGGATATTTATGATGAGGCTTTAGTGGATATTACGGATGAGCCAAAAGATCATTGGAGCAGACAGGAAAAGGTATGCGTTGCTGTTTATGATGAGGACAAATGCGTTGCCGCTGTAATGTCATGGTTAAACTGTGATCATATAGAGGCTCAAGAGTGGCTTAATTTTAACACGTATGGAGCATGGGTAGGCGAAGGTACTCCCACGTTTCGCAGTAACAATGAAGGAGAGGACTATGTTGTTAACAGTCAGTGAATGGGCGGTAGACCGTGTCAAGGAGCCCTCCTCCTGGGCGGCATGTGCGGTTATTTTGGTTGGCGCGGCCATGTTTCTAGGTCAACCTTGGGTTGGCGCGGTGGGCGTAGCGGCGGCTGTCGTAGCGGTTGTTGTCAAGGAACGCGGTAGCTCCTTTTGAAGGTGGGATAAATAATGGCTAGAGAGCCCTTTCCGGTTTCGTTAGTGGAACGGCAAAGCGACGACCCAAACCTTGTTGAGATAGAAGAGGACGTAGAGCTTGCCGTCCCTGGCGCTTTTTCTACTGTTCTGGACGATGTTCCAGAGGAGATAGAAATAGAACTCTCTGAGGACGGCGGGGCTACGGTCGATTTTGATCCTCACGAGTCGCGTGAGGATGAGGGCGACTTTAACGCCAATCTCGCGGACTATCTTGACGATAGTGAACTTGGCCGCTTGTCTAATGAGCTTATGTCGGAGTTTGAGGCCAATCGTGCTTCGCGTAGCGACTGGGAGGAGACCTATTCTAATGGGTTAAGCCTTCTGGGCCTTAAATATGAGGAAAGGACAGAACCCTTTCGGGGGGCGACGGGGGTAACGCACCCCCTTTTGGCCGAAGCAGCCACACAATTTCAGGCGCAGGCGTTCAATGAGCTTTTGCCCCCTTCGGGACCGGTAAGAACCGTGGTTCTTGGTTCTTTGACACGGGAAAAAGAGGAACAAGCCTCTCGCGTTAAGGAGTTTATGAACTATTACATTACAAATGTAATGGATGAATATACGCCAGAGTTTGATCAGATGCTGTTTTATCTACCTTTGGCGGGCAGCACCTTCAAAAAAGTCTACTACGACGAGAGCATCGACCGTGCAGTAAGCAAATTTGTTCCTGCGGAGCATCTTATCGTCCCTTATGAGGCAAATGACCTCGAAAGTTGCCCCAATATCACCCAAGTCATCCGTATGCCCGCAAATGAGCTACGAAAGAAGCAAATATCGGGCTTTTACCTGGATGTTCCCGTTTTACCGTCACAAACGGAAGAAGACGACATAACGAAAGAAATGAGCAATATTGACGGCCTTACACCGTCAAATATCGACTATGACTGCTCATTATTGGAATGTCATGTCGATTTAGACCTAAAAGGGTACGAGGAGGTAGACGACGAGGGCGAAGAAACGGGCATTAAAGTTCCGTATGTGGTGACAATAAGTCAAGATAATGGCGAAATTCTGGCAATTAGGCGCAATTATGACGAAGATGACGAAAAAAAGCGCAAGATTCAGTATTTTGTCCACTATAAATTCCTCCCAGGCTTCGGGTTTTACGGTTTAGGGCTTATTCACACTATTGGAGGGCTCTCCAGGACGGCAACGGCAGCTTTAAGGCAACTTATTGATGCCGGTACGCTCTCAAACCTACCCGCAGGCTTTAAAGCAAGGGGGCTGCGGATAAGGGATGATGATGATCCCCTACAACCTGGGGAGTTTAGAGACGTAGATGCTCCTGGTGGGGCCATTAGAGATAGCCTCATGCCGCTACCTTTCAAGGGCCCGGACCAAACTCTGTTCCAACTTTTGGGTTTTGTTGTTAGTGCGGGGCAGCGGTTTGCCACTATTACAGATTTGAAGGTTGGGGACGGCAATCAACAGGCTGCTGTCGGCACGACTATTGCGATGCTGGAACAGGGCACACGGGTAATGAGTGCAGTGCATAAGCGTATGCACTATGCAATGCGGCAAGAGTTCAAAATGCTGGCAAGCATTATGGCGAATTATTTGCCCGCACAGTATCCTTATTCGGTAGAAAATGCCGACCAGAGCATCATGGCGTCAGATTTTGATGACCGCGTGGATGTTGTACCGGTATCTAACCCGAATGTCTTTTCCCAGGCGCAGCGTATTGCTCTTGCACAGACAGAAATGCAGTTAGCGGCCCAGGCACCGCAAATGCACAACATGTATGAAGTATATCGCCGCATGTACGAAGCGTTAGGCGTTCGTGATATTGATAAGATGCTTCATCAACCTCCGGCAGGGGATCCAGTACCAGAAGACCCAGCGGAAGAAAACATCAAGGCTCTCGAATCTGCCCCGCTACATGCTTTTGAGGGGCAGCATCACGAGGCGCACATTATGGCGCATCTTATTTTTGGTTCGTCACCAATTGTGGCTTCGATGCCACAAATGGCCATGGAACTACAAAAACATGTTATGGAGCATGTGAAAATCCAGGCCGGGGAACAAGCCAAGGGCATGATAATGCAGCAGATGCAAGGGCAGCAGATGCAAGGGGACCCAACAGTCCAAATAGAGGGCCTAAAAGCCCAGTTTGTTGCTCAAGGTATGCAGAAGGTGAAGGAATTAAGCTCTCAAGTCGCTAATATAGGGCAAGAGCAGCAACCCGATCCATTGGTGCAATTGAAGCAACAAGAGTTGCAAATGAAGCAAACCAGGGACCAAGGCGAACTGGCTTTGGATCAAGCCGAATTGCAGCTTGATCAGCAGAAGGAAGTTCGTAAGGGCGAAGAGTTCCAGGACCGTATACAGAGTCAAGAGAAGCAGACGTTTGCCCGCATCCAGGCGGCTGCGGAACGAGAGAAGATGCGAAACACGCAATAACGAGGTTGATATGGCTGAAGTAAAATATTGGGGTGCTCCCGCAGGGGACGCACCAAAAGCGGTTAATTACGCTGATATCAAGGGTCAGGGCAGAGTTCCGTACAGGAAAATCGTGGGCCGTGCAGGGCCTTCTATTGGTACTGGGAAAACGACCGTTGGGAAAAAGCGTGGCATGGGTGCCGCTGAACGCGGTGGCCGCTTTCGTATTAGTTGACTCCATGCTTAACATGGAATATTCTGCGACATAACGCGGAATGTTTTATGAAAAGCGATTCGTATGGATATTGTTGTTTTTGTTCAGAAAACCATCAAAGATAGGCGAGAGCATATTTTAGATGTATTAGAACACAACGGCATACAAGACATGGGGCAGTACGCTAGCCTGATGGGTGAGCTTACCGCTCTTAATTTAGTGCAACAGGAACTCTTGGGCCTGCTAGAAAAACAGGAGCACATAAATGACTGATTCTGAGACGGCTGAAATAGATCTGGAAGAAGTAAGCGAAGGTGTTGAAGATTTTCTCCACACTGCTTACGTTTCTCCAGAGGAACGGGTGTTAGACCCTAAGCTTATCGATAAAACTATAGTTGAACGAATGCCCTCCCCTACAGGGTGGCGGCTTCTTGTTCTTCCTTATCGCGGTAAGGGCAAAAGCGAGGGTGGAATTATAATTCCCGAAGCTATTCGCGATGATGCACAAATCCAAACGGTTGTTGGATATGTCTTCAAAGCCGGTCCGCTAGCATATAAAGACAAAGAGAAGTTTCCTGGAGGCCCTTGGTGCGAGGAGGGTGATTGGGTGATTTTTGCCCGTTATGCGGGATCCCGTTTTCGAATTGAAGGCGGGGAAGTCAGGATCTTAAACGACGACGAGATTTTGGCCTCTATTGATAATCCTGATGATATTTTGAGTCTTTAGAGGTGTGTTATGGAAGAACAGCAAGTACAAGAAGAAAAAACCATCGAAATCGGTGATGATGAAGTTGTCACAGAAGTTGAGATAGGCGAAGACACAGGGGTAGATGCTGGCCAGGGGCAGGAAGCAGTTGCGCCAGAAACATCTGTATCGGAAGAGCAAGAGGAATATCAGACCTCTGTTCAGAAGCGAATCGACAAGCTTACGAAACGCATGAGAGAGTCCGAGCGCCGGGAACAGACGGCAATCGAATATGCTCAAAATGTTCATGCGGAGTCTGAGGCGCTAAAAACCCGCATGAAAACCTTGGATGAGGGGTACTTATCCGAATATGGTGGGCGCATTTCTAGCGAACAAGAGAGCGCCGAGAACGCCCTTCGCACCGCGATGGAGCTTGGCGATACTGATGCAGTTGTCACCACTCAAAGAAAATTAACAGAACTTGCGGTAGCCCAGGAAAGGCTTAACCAAGCTAAAGTTCAACAGAACCAATACCAACAACAGCAGCAACACTTAGCGGAACAGCAAGCCCAGGCTCAGGCCCAGACTCAGGCCCAGGCCCAGGCTACGCCGCCTTCTGCAACAGATCCAAAGGCAGAGGCGTGGGCCGCGAGAAATGAATGGTTTGGAAAAGACGAGGCCATGACATTTGCCGCTTTTGGTCTACATAAAAAACTAGTTGAAAATGAAGAGTTTGACCCGACTAGCGATGAGTACTATAATGAACTTGATAAACGTATGCGGGGTGAATTTCCGCAGAAGCTGAACGGGGCTACAAAAAGACCCGCTCAGACCGTTGCATCTGTTTCTCGTGCAGGTTCGCCTGGACGCTCTAAAAAGGTTCGTCTCACCCCGAGCCAAGTCGCAATAGCGAAAAAACTGGGTGTGCCACTTGAAGAATACGCGAAATACGTGAAGGAGTAGATTTAATGACCAAAGAAACTGAGTTTGAAGCCATTAAACGTACTTCTCGCGCTAAGACTACCAGGGAAAACACGTCTAAGCGTAAGCCGTGGTCTCCCCCGTCAAGATTAGAAGCACCCCCTGCTCCGGAGGGCTTTCAACATCGTTGGCTTCGTGCAGAAGTACGAGGCTTTGAGGATAGGCAGAATATTTCGGCCCGTCTTCGCGAAGGCTACGAATTGGTAAGAGCCGATGAGTACCCTGATTTTGAAGCCCCCATTATCGATTCGGGACGGTTCGAAGGTGTTTTTGGTGTAGGCGGTCTTGTTCTCGCTCGTATCCCTCTTGAAACCGTAGAGGAGCGCACACAGTATTTCAGACAGAAAAGCACTGATCTGATGGAGGCTGTTGATCACGACATGATGCGCGAGAACTCACATTCATCCATGACGATCAGTAAACCTGATCGTCAATCTCGTGTAACCTTCGGTGGCCCACAAAAACAGTGATTGGCTACTGTAACTGAGGAAAGAGACTGAAAATGGCAAATGCCGAAACAGCTTTTGGTCTTCGTCCTATTGGAATGGCTGGTAGTGGTCCAAACTCGACGGGTTTGACCAAATACGAAATTGCCAGTGATAATACTAACGCTATCTTTCAGTACAGCATTTGCGTTCCGCTCGCAGCGGGCGTAATTGATCAAGCGGGGGCCACCGATGGTGGTACCACGCAGGCGTTAGGCGTTCTTATGGGAATAGAGTACGTTGATTCTACTCTTAATAAGACCATCTACAAAAACTTCTGGCCTGGGTCTGGAAGCGTGAGTGTTGACACTAGTTTCCCTGTCAAGGCTCTCGTAGCAGACAATCCGAATCAACTCTTCGTAGTTGCTGCGGATGCCACCTTAACCGACCGAGCGACTGCATTAACTGGTGTTTTTGCTAATGCGTCACTGGGGACATCTGCCCGTACCGGCTCTACCACGACTGGTAGGTCTAATTCGGAACTTGGCGTTTCGACAATTGCGACAACGGCAACCCTGCCGCTTCGTATTGTTGGTCTTGCCGATGATGCCTCCAACAACGATTGGGGATCAGCCGGTGCCCATTTGTATGTTCGGTTAAACGCTCACTATAACGCTGGGACCCGTGGGTTTGCTTCGCAAACCACTGCGGATTCCACCGGTATTTGAGGAGGGTATAGAAAATGGCTATTACTCGCGCACAACTTGCGAAAGAGCTTGAACCCGGCCTCAATGCGTTGTTTGGGCTTGAATATGATCGGTACGAGAGAGAGCATTCAGAGATCTTCGCAGAAGAGTCTTCGGATCGCGCTTTCGAGGAAGAGGTCATGCTTGCGGGCTTTTCTTCCGCTCCGGTCAAGGCCGAGGGTGCAGCCATCACATTTGATGATGCACAAGAGGCTTACACGGCGCGTTACACCCATGAGACGATTGCCCTAGCCTTCTCCATTACGGAAGAGGCTGTCGAGGACAATCTCTATGATCGTCTTGCGGCACGGTATACCCGTGCTTTGGCACGGTCCATGTCTCAAACCAAACAGGTTAAGGCGGCTAGCATTCTCAACAATGCTTTCTCGACCAGCTTTCCTATTGGTGATGGGGCTGCGTTGTGTAGTTCTGCACATCCCGCTATCAGCGGCAACCAGCGCAACCAACTTTCTACTGCGGCGGATCTCAACGAGACCTCGCTGGAGCAGATGTTGATTGACATTGCTGGCTTGACCGACGAGCGTGGGCTCAAAGTTGCTATTCGTGGTATGAAACTGATGATCCCAAAAGAGCTTCAGTTCACTGCCGAGCGTGTGCTCAACAGCAACTTGCGTTCAGGTACTGCGGACAACGATGTCAATGCGTTGAAGTCGATGGGCATGTTGCCGGATGGGGCTGTGGTTAACCACTTCCTCACCGATACGGATGCCTATTTCATTAAAACAGATGCGCCAAACGGCTTTAAGCTGTTCCAGCGGACACCTCTTCGTACTGCGATGGAAGGAGATTTCGATACGGGCAATATGCGTTATAAAGCCCGTGAGCGTTACTCTTTCGGTGTTTCTGACTGGCGTTGCGTATTTGGTACAGCGGGGGCCTAAGCTCTCACTGCTATTTGAGGGGGCGGCACTTGTGCCGTCCCTTCTTTTTGCGTATAGTTAGGTTTCTGGGATTAATAGCCCTAGCGATTGGCCCAGCAAACGCTTACTAAGACTCTAGGGCAAAACCTTTGTAAGGAGGTGGCCACATGGCTAACACAACCTTTTCCGGCCCAGTCCGCTCAGAAAACGGATTTGCCATTGCGAATAAAAATTCGAGCACGGGCATTGTAACGGATTCGTCCGTACATTCTTCTGCTGCTAAAGACGTAAGGCGTTATTACCTTGAGGAGTACTTCAAGAAGCGTCCTGCGCTTAACGCAGTACTGAATACGGCCTTCTCTGATGCAGACGCCACGGCTGCTGCAAACACGGCTATTCGTCTTGCTGAAAAAGTTGCCAACAAGGACTTCGAAGTTCTTGGCACCAGCATGACAACTGCCTTGTGTACGTTCGATACCACACGGGCAGGTATCATAATTACTACAGCGGGAACTGATGAAGATCAGGCCATTATAGCTCCGCATCTTGACACCAACCAAACTGCCTGGACCGCTGTTCCTTGGGGCACGGAAAACCAGACTATTTGGGAATGTGTTGTCACTACGGCAGCGTCTATTGCTGACATCAAATTGTGGGCTGGTTTGAAGCTAACCAATGATCAGTTGGTTGCTACGGATGCAAATCAGGCATACTTCAAGTTCCAGACGGATGCCACTAATAGTGAAGCCTTCACGGATTTCACCTTGCTGCATTTTGTTCACAGCATTGCAAACACTGATTACATTAGTGCATTGCCCATTACTGTGGCAGCGGATACCCAGTACCACCTGAAGATCGCAATCGATAGCAACAGAAAAGCTGCTATTTACGTCAACGGTATTCAGTACAACGTTACTTCTACTTCCGGCAGCACGGGCGGAACTGCGGTAACTACAGGAACGGGCAAAACAGCCGCTTTGACCGAGGTAGATCTGATACCATACATTGGTGTGGAAACAGGCGCTGGATCAGCTAAGGCTTTGAAGGCGCACTGGCAGGCCATTAGTCGGCTTATCTATGAATAATTAGATGGGGGGAAACCCCCATCTTTTTGAAGGGGCTTTAAATGGCAGATATTGTAACGTCAACCACTCTCGTAGATGGCGACCGTCAAGCCGTAATGAGTTTTACCTATCAACATGTCGATACGGGTAATGAAGACGCTGTTACAAAAGTAGACGTTTCGGCTTTGGCGACAAATAGTGATGGTACGACTTGTACTGGTGTTCGTATTGTCGAGGTCTGGTGGACCTGTGTTGGGATGACCGTCATAATTGAATCCGACGCAAGTACCGATATTGCTTTGATGCAATTAGCACAGGATGGCTCTGGGCATCTTGACTACACTAATATTGGGGGCCTTACCAGTTCTCTTGGGACGTCTCCTACAGGAGATGTTCTTTTTACAACCACTGGGGCCGGAGGGACGGATACTTACAACGTAGTACTCCGAATGATAAAAGAGTATTAAGCCCTTCTATAGGCTCGTATTTGGAGTGGGTTGATGCCTACATATACTTTTCTCGGTCAGACGCCTAACGACGGTACTTACGAGGTTGGTTCGGGTCCTTTTCCAGATCTCCCTGCCGGTACTTACAAAGGTAATTTCTATGGAAACGACCCAAGATTAGGTATCATACAAACAGGAGACCAAAGGTATTCGCTTCCAGATTCGCCCGAAGACGCCTCCAGTTCCGGTAACACGTTTCAAGTAGGAACAGGACCTCAACCCAATCTTCCGGCAGGACGATTTCTTCCGGGGCAAATTGCAGATGCATTACGGCAGCAGGCGGCGGCTGCGGCGGCTGCGGAGGCTGCGGAGGCTCCCCCGCCAGTTCCTGTCACTCCTGTTACTGTTTCTTCTCCGACATCGACTGTACCGGCTTCTCCGCAAGGGCCTTCTGATTTAGGCCCAGGTCTAGGTTTTACCCCAGGAGCGTTTTCGGGGACAATTGGACAACCGACATTTGTTCCGGTTCTAGGACCGGCGGGTCCTGTGGGGCCGTCAGGGCCAGTTGGCAATCCGTTATCCCCCAACCTTGGCGCGGCTAATCTTTTGGCTTCTTCGGCTCTTCCCGCAACGGGAAGCACTTCCCCTATTGTGCCCAATATTACATCCGATCTTGGTTCGGCGTCGGTGTTCAATACGCTGTTTCCCTCTATTCCAGACATTAGTCAAACAACTATTCCTGATACAACGTTTGCCGGGGGTGGGCCCGTTTTAGGCTCTGATTACTTGCCGGGATATCAAGGTGGTGGAGAAGCAGAGAAAGCTCTTGAATCCGAAATCATAACCGAGCTTAACGAGATTTTTGTTGAGAGGGGGGGCATGTCCCCATCACAGTTTTATGAACTAGTGAAAGGTAAAAGCCTCCCAGAATTGGTTGCGATACGGGAGGCTCAAAAGAACGCTGACCAAAGTTTTTCTGATCGTTTTCCTTCTTTGAGAGGCTTTTCTTCTCCTGACGCTTCTGAAGAAAACTATTATCCTCCTAACTATTGGGAGGGGGAGAACCAACTCCCTGAAGGCGCGGTGCCTGATGTAGGCCCAGACCCGGGTATCGCTCCGTGGCCGTATGACGAGAATTTCCTTCGTGAGGGTCCAACAGAACTTGATTACGACATGAGCCTTCCGGAGCGATTTCAGGGCCCTCCTTACTCATTTCCTCCGATTCAGCCGGATCGATTTAGTCCGTTTCTTCCTGGCCCATCAGGAGAACGGCAAGCAGCCAACGGCGGACCCATCCTGGCCTCTGAATACCTGAACGCGGGCGGTCCCGTGCAGTATTTTCAGAGTGGTGGCGGCGCTGATGTAGATGGTGTATCGACAGAACCACAAGGTTCAGATGCCGAAAGTCAAGCGATGGGCGAAACTGAAGAGGAGCCAGCACACGCCTCTGTTGATCCGGGTCAACAGGCTGTGAATGCGGCAATTTCCCTGGCTGAGATGAGCATAGCGGCAAACGACCCAGGAAACGTCGCTGCTATTGACCAAGCAGCCGTAGAGAACGCAGCCGCCAACATAAGCATGATGGGCCAAGGCTCGCTATCTCCTGGCGTTGGTCTTGGGACCAACTCAGAGGAGGGCACCGCAACGATGAACGACGTTATCTCGCTCAACGCACTTGGCCTCCCTGGCTCGAATATCGGGTATGCGATTACCGACCCGTCAGGCAATACGCCGGGGGCGATAACGGCTAGCCAGATAGCAGCCCAGCAAAACCCATCGTTAGCTAACGCCATGTTTGCCGCCGCAGGTTTGATAGGCCCCTTTGGATCAGTCTTAGGTACGGGTGCTGGCGCAATCGAGGGCCGTGGTATGATGCAAGCCATGGGCCTTGCCGACAGCGGAAGGGGCGCTATAGCAGATACGATAACCGATCTAGGCCAAGCAGTTACGGGCGCACTTACTTCTCCCGATGAGGAATAACAATGGCTATCTCAGGGTCAGCTAATTTCAACTTAGATGTAGCCGAAATCATCGAAGAGGCGTTCGAACGGTGCGGCCTGGAACTTCGCACGGGCTATGATGCCGTTACGGCTCGT